TCCGCTTCGCTTTTTTCTTTATAAAATACTACTGTGTTTAAAAACTCAGTTACATTCATATCCTCATAGTACGCCCATCTGCTTCTATCATTATTACTTAGGTTGTTAATGACTGCAATCCATCCCCATCGCTTTTCAAATGTTTCTCCGCTAACTCCTTCACCTCCAGAACTTCCTTCTCCAAACAAGTTAGGATACTGTTTGATAATTCCTGATAAAACTTGCAAAAAAAAACCATGATCGGGTATGCTTGACTTATTTTCATTTTGTTTAAAAACAAGTTAGCCACCTCCTTATGCTTCACCCCATCGTACTTAGTCCTTTTAAACCACTTAACCTCTACACAAATAGCTGCTAATATGTTATGAATGTTTGAAACTATCGCATCCTGATCTTTGCAAAAGTGAGTTACATCCACATATTGAGCCGCTGTTAATTCCTGAGGCTTCCAAATACATTCAAACCTTTTACTACCTACCTTAAACTTCATCTTCACCTTTGATAGGGTTGCAATGTTTTCAATATTCTCCAAGTCTTTTAAATGCTTTATCATTTTTTCGATAGGCATTGACTCAATCTCATCCACACTTTTACCACTAATCTCAGCAAGCATCTTTACTTTACGTTGAATAGGGTCGGTTTCTAAGTCTGAAATTAACTTGCAGTTTAGAAATTGTTTAATCGTTAGGTTTTCGTAGTTGGTAATCATTTTATAATAGTATTAATTTAAGTCTTATTGCTACACGTTTAGCACAACATACTTGCCACGTGGTCTATTGTTCAATTTGTTTAATGCAAAGTATCTTATAGCATCAATTGCGTGGTTTGAATGGTCAACTGGCTTGCCTGTTTGCTTGCCCTCTTTGTCAACATCCCATTGGTAGGCTCGCAATTCTTTAATTAAATTAGTTGAGTTTTGAGTCACGTGCATCTCGTAACGCTTTAATATGTCAATGCCTATTCTTATGCTGTCAGGTCCTTTCTGTGCAGGCTGAGTATTAAAGCCCTGCAACCTTAATTCATTGATTGACTTAGGCTCTGCACTATCGCAAACTATTTCAGTCGGTCGGGTTATGTTTAAGGCTTTTAATCGGTTGCCTATCTCGTTATTGTTTAAATTGGTAGTGTATATCAACTCATCAAGATATAGTTCGTTATTCATTAAGTAAATAGCCACTAAGGTTGTAGGGTCATTGGTATATCCAAAGTCCATTCCGTACCCTAATAGTTTAGCTTCCTTAGGAACAAAGTCTATTTGTTTCCAATTATCGAACACTACACCTTGCAAGCTACCTATTTCACCAAGTCCGTATACTTTCCACCAGTTTGCCCAATAGCTTGATGTCTTGCCCTTTTCTTGAGCACTCTCAATTTCTTTAATAATTGATTCAGATAGTGCCTCATTGTCTTTATAAGTTAAAATAATATGGTCGCTGTCCTCATCTCTTAGTAATTCGGTATGTGCCCAAAATTGTGAGGTTGGGTTAAAGTCAATCCAAATCTCATCACTTGTTCTAATCGCTAACTGATGATAAGATTCAAAGCTAATATTATTCGCCTCGTTAATGTATAGGATGTTACGTCTTGCACCTCGCAACTTGCTTTCTTGTTCCGCACTAAAAAACTCAATGTAGCTACCGTTTGCAAACCGATAAGTCAATAAGGTCTTATTCCAATTAGCCTCAATGAGCCTACCAGTCCAATCCATTATCTTTAGAAAGTCTTTAATTGCACCCCTACGAAGATGTGGTATTGTTTCGCTTACTACCGATATTTCTAAGCGTGGAGTCTTGGTTGCCCTATCAATTAAGACTGGCAAGATTCCAAAAGTCTTACCCGCACTCGTTCCGCCTTGAATTATCTTCTTGCGTTTAGATAATTTGCGAAGTTTACTTATTGCTGTTGTGTATGTAAATGCCATTTGCTCACCATGCCGATACCAATGTTTTAGGCAAAGGTCTATTTTTCATCTCCAAATAAAGGTTGCTCTTTAACTGTTACCTCGCTTTTATCAGTTAAACCGTTTAACCGTTGAGTTATGGATGGATTGTAAATGCCACTCATGCCTCCTTCTATTTGATCTGTCCTTACTGCCTTACGTATGCGTGAACAGATAGTTAAATAATCTGAGTAGTTATTATTAGTATTTGCAAAATAGTGGCTTAAATCGCCTATAATGGCATTATCATAACACCAACACTCAAAGCCGTCAATAGTTAAAGGTCTTTCTTTTTTTCGGTTTACTTCATCACCATCTTTACCTACAAAGTCTTGAACTAATATAGGTTTGCTTTTAGTGTATGCCTTATATTGCTCAAATAGTTCCCACATCTTTTCAGGGGTTTCAATGTACTTATGCTTTGCCATGTTTGTTTATTTAATGTATACTCTTGTGTTCCTGTCAATATGTTCACCCTCTATAAAACCTTTGCTTTGCATTAACTTAGTCAATCCTTTGTGTGAAAATATAGTTGAATGTCCAATGCTCGGCTCAATGTATGTATCTTCTAAAGTTAACCAATCGGTAAATGAGGTTTCAACAATTACTGAGCCACCTTTTACCAATGACTTGTATATTAAGTCTAATTCTTTAAAGGGACTGCTTAAGTGTTCAATCACTTCTATCATTAACACTATGTCAAAACTTTCTTTTTTGGGTCTTTTTTTATAGAGCGTGCTAAACTTATCATAGCCACTTGCATTTATTCCTGATTGATTAAAGTCATTTACCAATAATCCATTGCCACACCCAAAGTCTAATACATTCGCACCCTCTTTGATTTGTTTAACTCTTTCAATTCGGGTTAAGTTTTGGCTTATGTTCCTTTCATTTTCATTTGTGCCTCCTAACTTATTCGCCTGGTCCAAAGGTTCACAAAATATAATACCGTTTTCATCTTGAAAATACTCAACTCCACTTTTAACTCCTAAAAAATTTAATTTGTTCAAAATCATTTTGTTAATTCGGTTATTGCGTTAATCATTCCCTTAGTTGTCATAAAGTCATAACCATTATTACCGCTTACTATTACGTTTGGTGATGGGTTATAGACATCTAATGCTCTTTTTATTTTCATTTGTTCGGCTATTGCAAATGTACTACTTTGATTACCAATAAATAAATCAACTGAATTTAATATAGTAGCCATGTGTAAAGCATCTTTGACATTTACTCGTTTAGGTATTACGTTATATCTCAAGATAAAATCGTTATACTCATCATCTAAGCCTACAAATATTAAATCATGTTCAATATCTTTTAGCTTACTGTAATCTATTGTTGGGTTTCTATATCTTAGGCTAAGGTTAATTGCTATTTTACCTTGTAAATAAGGTAGTTTGTTTTCAATCTCAATACATTTAGCAGTCATTATATTTGGATGGCTTAAATCCTCATATATCAAACCGTGCCACCGCCTCAAATCGTATGCACCTAAATTATAACCATTGTTTCTAAAACTATCAAAATTGTAATCGACCTCAATTTCTTTTTTAGCAGGCGTGATTGAGTTAATGTAAGGCAACTCTTTTAGCAACGGTAGCAAGTATCGGTAGTAATTATCATTCATTGTATAGTTACCGCTTGGATGCTCAGGGGTTCGATTGATTTCGTTAAACCCAATAAATAAGTCCACACCCTCACCACTTAACTCAGCTACTCTTTTAATTGAAGATAGCGAATATATTAAATCTCCAATATGCCCTGACTGCTTAACTCTCATTTTGTTTTCTTTATTGGTTTACGTGCTGCTAAAATAGTTTCTTCGTGCTTGTTAATCCATCGAACTAAGTTTTTAATTCCATCCAACATACAAGATGAACAACTACCTATCCTTATTCCTGTAATCTCTAAAGATAGCGAGGCACATTTTAAAGTTTGTTGGTGGGTTCCTATCCAATCGCTTTCAGTTACGAACACATCAATAAGTTTTCTAATGGTAAACCTATCTCCAGTATCAGCTATTATATCGCTGTAAATCTCATCGTATGTTCTCATATCTTGAATATTACTCGTTTTAAAATTATTGCTAAATAAGCTGAAATACCTGCATAGGCAAATACCATAACTTCATAACCCATTGAACCCATAAAAACTAATACTAACGTACTCCAAAAGGATAAACAGATAGCACAGTTAAAAGGTTTAAAGTCAAGCCACGTTGGCAAATTGGTAATGGTTAGAAAGGCAGTAAACAAACAAGCCATTCCGATTGATATTATTATTGGTTGCATAGTTTTTTATAAATATTAAATCTTCGTTTTGCTATATTGTCAATCTCAAACACTTGTACATCTTGATATAGTTGCTCTGCTAACTCAATTGCTATGTGAGGGTTCTTTATTAAGTATACCATATGCCTATACCAATCGTGTTTATTCTTAACTACAAGGCAATTTACTCCATGTTTAAGATACGACTTGTACGGTTCAACATCCGATACTATTACTGCTTTCTTTTTAAAGCCTGCCTCCAAAAGTTTAAGATTAGATTTCAAACTATTAAAACGGTTTGCCCTTAACGGTATTAATGCGACATTTATATTATCGTAAAAAGTAGCATAGTTATCTACATCGGTTGCAGGGAACACATCAAACTGAGTTGTATCGGCTATTCCTTTGCAGGTTAAAACGCCAAGTATTGATTGACTTACTGCATCCGATTTGTCAAACCCACCATAAACAAATCTAAACGTATTGCAAAAGTCAGGGTGTAAGTATAAAGCTAATAGGCTATCATGTAATAATAGCACATCATCAAAGTGACTAACGCTACCAGTCCATCCAAAAGTTAAATTAGGTAGGTTAATTTCATTTACCTTAAATTGGTCTTGTGAGGTATCAATTCCGTTTTGAACTATAAATACATTTTGGTTTCCGCTTTCTTTCTTTAATGTTTCGGCAAGTAGTTTTGATGCTGCGGTAATGGCTATTGCATTTTTCATTGCAAACATTATCTTATCTGCATGTTTATCTAACTTAACAAGCTCATAAAGAGGGTGCGAAAGGTTAAGCCTATAATCGTCATCCATGTCCAATACATAAGGCAAACTTAAAGTTAGCAACCTTTTATACACCTGCTTTTCGTTTCCTGACTGAGATATAAAACGGTTAAAGATAACGAGGTTAAAGTCTGCAAGTTGCTCATCTGTTAACGCCTCGATGTCATTGCATACATTTATTTCACTTTCAGGGTTAAGTATGCCCATACGGTTATGGGGTATCAACATTCGATGATAGTCTACTCCATTTATTTTCTTTGCTGAACTTGGTATTACTACAAGTATTTTCATTTGATTTTTCTTATCTTGTCCTTAACTATTCTTAAACTTGCGTATGGTATACCAGTAAACCTTGCGACTTTCTTCATATTGCCTAATTGATTATAGGCTGTTATAACTCTGTTCTCAAACTCGGTTAACTCTATCATAATCCTTTCGGCTTTCTTAATCTCAGCATCTGTTAAAACACTTTGCTGTTGTTTTATTGGGTTGAGTTTCTTTGTAAAGTTATCGGTTATGATTTCACTCCTTAACTTTTTATCGCAACCTGTTTTTGATACTTTATTCTTTGCTACTCTGAAAAACCAAAAAGGTAAGTTTTCAATAGTTGGCAAACGATCTTCGCTTATTTCTAAAAGTAATAGCACAATGTCGTGATACAAATCCTCATAGTTATCGGGTGAAAAGACCTTACACTTTTTTTTGTATGCAATATCTTTTATAACCAAATCAACTAAAGCATCTCTATTTGACTGCATACTTCTTTTTAATTTCCTTTAAATCTTCAATCGTATACTTAACTGGAGAGTGTGGACCTTCAATCCATTCGACCTTTTCAATTCCTATTCTGTTAATCAATTCAATCCTATACTTAATTATGTTACCGCTTAGATAGTTGTTACACGTTGCACATTGCTTATGGCAGTTGAGTTCGTTAAACCTTAGCTCAGGATGTGCTTTTGTAGTCTTATAGTGACCGCAGTGCATTTGCCCCATGTAACTACCACAACTAATACAAGGCTCGTTTATATCGCGTACTCTTATCCATTTATTAAATACCGCCTGAGCTTCCTTAGTATAGTCTGATATTGTTTTTACCTTTAACTTAAGTACCTCAATCTCTACTTTATCAGCTATTTTCTTTTTTTTATCGGTTTTCTTTTTGGATAATTCGATTGCACATTTAATTGAGCAAACCACTTCAGTAGATTTACGCTGTGGGAAAATATCGC